GGTCCAACATCAAAAGCTATCTTAGAGAACCTTTGATCGTTCTTAGGTATTAATCCTTGAAGAACAGGAATGTCGTGTATGATTTTCAAGGTAAAGGTGGAGAAGTCATCAGCACGGTTCTTAGAGGCAGATACAACAAGTATGTTCTTAGTGGGGTCTAGTAGTAGTTGATGTACAGCATAGGCAGAACATATCCAGGATTTACCTACACCACGGAACGCCATGATAACAGATCGTTTAGGACCGTGTTGCATGAAGTCAGCTATGTCGTACTGTAAAGCTGTAGGATCAGGTAGGTTCAAGTGTTTCCAAACTATATATAAGAAGTTACGGAAGTCCTTGAGTTGTTTAAGCTTTTCAATACTCATAAGCCAACTCTCTCTGTTTCGGTGTTATAACTGTAATTACTTAATCTTTTCTTTAAGTTCAGGGTCTTCGTCAAAAGGTAACACTTCTCCTAGTAGATCATTAAGAGGAGTATCTTTACCACTCATAAGAACTACATCGTTATCTTTTAGAAGTTGTCTAGCACAATTAAGAAGGGAAGGATTATATTCCTCAGTGATGTGCATCTGTTTAATACCCTTTTTTAAGGTGTCTGTTACTAAAATGTGTAGCTCACCTAATTCTTCTTGTGTCTTCATAATATTCTATTCTTATCATTGTTGTTATAAAAGTACAAGAAAAAGGGGAAGCCCCACAAATGTGAGACCTCCCCGATTAACTTGTTATTAACTGTAAGGATTAACTTAAAGCAGCTTCAAACTCAGCAACAGTTCCTAACTCAGTACCGTTGTGGTATAAGTCAGCGTCAAACTTAGCAGCAGAAGCAGAACCGTCTGTACTGGAAATATCAGAAGAAGCAGCAGTTGCAGAAGTTGTTAAAACTTTGAACTTGTCATCACCTTCGTCCCATATAAGAGCAACATTGGATTCAGCAGAACCACGCTCAACAATAAAACCACCGTCATTAGAAGCATTCGTTCCGTTTCCAGCACCTTTTGACAGGTTCATAATACTGTCAGTTACATCGATGTTAGTGGTGTTTACGGAAGTAGTAGTGCCGTTAACAGTTAAGTTACCGCTGAATGTAGCGTTGGCAGCAGAGATGTTACCAGAAAAGGTAGCACTGTTTCCGTCGGCAGCAAGTGATCCAGCTTGAGTTTGGAGATTGCTGATGTCTGTATCGTTACTGGATACATTGCTTTGCAAGGTGGAGATATCACTGTCGTTAGACGCAACATTGGATTGCAAAGTAGCAATATCAGAATCGTTAGAAGAAACATTTGACTGAAGAGTTGAGATGTCTGTGTCATTAGAAGCCACAGCGTCAGCAACAGTTTTAAGCTGGCTATCAAGAGCTTCGTCAGCAGCTTTAAGGCTTGCAGCAGAACCTAGATAGTTAGTAGAACCGTTAGCTGTGTAAGCACCGTTAGCACCTAGACCAGCACCAGTTTGAGTAGCATCTACTTCAGTTTGAAGGGAAGAGATATTGCTTGTGTTAGTGGAAATGTTACTAGTATTAGTAGAAACACTTGAGCTAACAGTTGAGATTTCTCCGTCAACATATTGTTTAGTAGCAGCGTGAAGATTAGCTGTAGGAGCACCACTGAGCGTAATAGCTCCAGTCATGGTTCCACCAGCAAGAGCAAGCTTTTTATCAAGCTCTACTTTTGTTTTTTGACCCAATTGGGTAAGTAAGGTAGACATAATTTATATTCTTTCTATGTTAGTATTGTGAGAGTGTTTTTAAATATTACAAACACCGAGTAAATCTGTCAATAGTCAGCTATTAAAAGGTTTCCAGCTTCGTCTGTTAAACTATCTGACGCTTCTGTAAGTAACTGAATAACAGCAGGAATTGCATTTCCTAAAGATAATATTTTCCAATCTGTGCCGTTATCAACAGCTACACAAGGATTACCATCTTCACCGTCAGATACATAAACAACTCTTCCAATTGTACTTGGAGTAGGTAAAGTTGAAGTTGTGTAAGTTCCTATTTGTAAAAGCTGTGCTATAGATAAGCTGCCTGATATAGAACCTCCAGATGTGTTAAGTTTTGTATCTAGTTGAGTCTTAACCTTTTGCCCCAACTGTGTAAGTAAAGTACTCATGGTCCTGTTAACGCATCCACAAAGTCATCGTAATCACCCACTTCAGCTTCTCTTGCATCAAGAAAGTAAGGTAAAGAAGTCCAAGCAGTCGTACCGTCTCCTATTTTTATTCTGTTCCTTGTGGCATCTAGTTCTATTCCTATTTCACCTTCGAGCAAAACAGGGTTAGCAGCAGTCCACTCAGAAGCTGTTCCTCTTCGTAATTGTATTCGTTTAGTAAAATTAGGCACTTGCTCCTCCTCCGTCAAAGATGTCTTCGTCTTGTACTACAGCACCACCTCCGTCTAAAGTAACGAAGAATGGATCACTTTCTAAAGATTCTACTTGTGATTCTAAAGTTTCTGCTTTTTCTTTATTGTCCACAGCTACCGCACTAGCAGCAGCAGCGATAGTCCTACTTTGAAAAGCAAGAGGGTGAACACGAACTACAGGTCTTCTAGGCATCTGTTAACACTTCCACCTTCTAAGAGCTAAAGCTTTTCTAGTGGGTCTACCTTTACTATCCTTCATTGGTCCTTTGTTACCTTTCATCCTGGCACAGAAGCTACGCTTTCTAGGACCACCACCAGGTTGAGGGGCTTTTAAGTTAGAACCAGTAGCTCTGTTATATTTAGCCCTACCCTTTGCTGTGAGACCTCCTTTACGAGACTTTTCACCTCTACCTATAGATAGTGATACACTTCTAGCCATCTTACTTCTTTTTAAACCCACGCTTCATATTAGCGTATGACTGAGGTGATATTGTAGATTTGCTTTTGCTACGACTAATGCCTAGCTTTCTTCTTCTGTTTATATTTGCGTATAGTCCTTTTTTCATTTCTTCATTAACATCTCCATCATTCTATCTAGTTTACCGTTAATCTCTTTTACCGTAACTTCTAATCCACTCATACGATTCTCCACAGCAGTGTCTCGTTCTCTTTGGGTAGCTAGTTCTACTTCAATCCTTGTCAATCGTTCTTCATCTTTTTCCAAGCGATCTGTAAGCTTTTTAATCATCCAACCAATGACTCCAAGTATAACAGCTAGAGCAGTGTCGAGAAAGTGTGAGAGTTGTTCTGGCATTTGTTTAAATTTTAGCTTTCAACCCAATAAGTTAGGTTTGGAGGGCATACATTAACGCTCGCTTGAGTAGCTGTATAAGAAACATCACCCACAAAAACTACATCACCTACATTATATTGAATAGAAGAAGACCACAAATTTACATTATCTGTCATAATTTTATTTCTTTTTAGTTTTAAGTTACAGTGCTGTCTAATTTATAAGCTATAGTACCCCTAGCGTACCAAGCATATCTAGTGTCTGAATTAAAAAAGTTAATAGTAAGTCGACCTGTCCCTCCTATGTCCTGAGCCGTGGCAGAAGTTTTATTATAGTGAGGAACACTTAATTGGTCGTCAGATGTTAGCACTAGACTCTCTAATTCTGCTATCCAAAGTATTCCATAATTACCACTTCCAAATCTTGCTTCAGGTAGAAACGGAAGAGAAAACGAAACACTAGCATTATCTGATGAAATTAAACCGAAGCCACCACTTCCAGAATTCAACCAAGCCACATAAATATTAAGATAAATAATACGTCCTACTCTTGTATACCCCCACTGAAGAACAGGAGGATTACTGTCTATATTTGATCTTGATATTACAGTGGGAGTATATTCAGCACTAGTAGCTCCTGAAGCATCGGATTGAACAACAGTGGTAATAGAAGAAGTTAAATCAGATATAGTAGAAGCAAGTTGAGTACCTGTGTGATTAGCTCTGTTCTTTAAATTAGTGTCCGTATCGTTAGCTGTTGCACCTGCTGCAATACCTGCCAGCTTAGTTTGTTCTGCATCGTCAAATTCATTAGTGTTAGCGTTGCTTTCATATAAGGTTTTAATATCCGCAGCGGAAGGAGAAGCACTACCACTAGCAGCAGCTGTAATCCTTCCTTGTTGATCTACTGTAAGATTAGTGTTTGTATAAGACCCTGGAGTAACAGTAGTGTCAGCAAGCTTATCAGCAGTTATAGCCCCATCGTTTATCTTCTCTGTAGTGATTGCAGAATCAGAAATAGTATTTGTACCTATCTGATTGGCTGGAGGTGGAGTTCCTGTGGCAAAAGATGTAGTGATAGTATCATCCACATATTTCTTAGTAGCAGCTTCTTGAGCGTTTAAAGGATCAAGAACATTTGCTATTTTATTATTACCCATGTCAAGCGTACCACTCATCGTGTCTCCGCTTTTGTTTACCTTTAAAACATCAACACTATCAACATAAGTTTTGTTAGTTAAATCAGTACCAACAGTAGGCACAGCAGAAGATGTTACTTTATTAACACCCATCTGCAAGTTACCTGACATAGAATCTCCACTCTTGTTAACTTGTAAAGCATCTTGTTGGTCTACATAACCTTTACGAGCAGAGTGATCGCTACTAATAGGAGCACCTAGACCACTGACCATGTTACCTCCCATAGCCAAGTCACCTGTCATATTGTCCCCAGCTTTAGTAACTTGTAGTGCGTCTTGTCCGTCTACATAAGTCTTATTAGTAAGATCATTACCAGTACTAGGAACAGCAGAGGAAGTGACTTTATTAGCACCCATGTCCAAGTTACCAGTCATCGTATCACCAGCAACATCAACAAAAGTAGTATCTGCGTAGTTCTTAGTTACAGCATCTTGAGGGTTTGTAGGATCAGCAAGGTTCTTAATCTTAGCTAAATCAGCGTCGTAGTTCCCATCAACAGGGTCTTTGGTCATTGTGTTCTTACCACTACCTTCTTCTATCTCTTCGTTCAGATATAAGTTGTGTAAGTAAGCACGGTCTAGTTCTACTTCAGTAAGTACACTACCGTTCTCAAAGTCTACTAGAGCAGTATCAGATGCACTGTCTCTTTTGATCCTTATCCTAGCACCAGTCTCAGGAGCAGTAGT